GACGCCTGTAACGGCTGCTGGAACATCCAGTTCAACTGATCCAGACGTGGCCCCGTTCAGCTTAATACTCATGCTGCACCTCCAGTTTTAGGGTATTTGGCCTTCACGGCGTCACAAGCTGCGTAATACTCATCAAGTTTAGCTGAATCACCTTTGCTGGCCCAATAGAGGCCATCGGCAAGATCAGCGACTGATGGATACTCAGGTGCGCGTTTAACCTTGTATTCCTGTTCCTGGCATAAAACCCAAGCAGCTTCAAGCTCTGCATCTGTTGGCTGGGCATCAGGCCCGCTCCACTCAGTAATGGTATGTGGTGGTACGGACTGGGTGAGTTTGTAGGTATTAGCGTTTAAGCCAAGTTGAGCGATAGCAGCGTTAATGTCCATGATCAAGCCTCCTTGTAGATTTCAACTACGGTATATTTTTCAACATCGAGATTAGCGTTTTCTCCAAACCCGGTGCCGTTATTGGTAGACGAAGAACGGTGTTGAATCTCATAAGTATGGCTCCCAGTTGGAGAAACACGAGCAAAAACACTGACATAAAAGTTGTTGTTTGAACCTGTGTGCCCTGTTTGACCAACTTGCACTGAAGCTGAATCCGTTACGCTATACAAACGTGGCTGATGCTTCCCTACGTTTCGAGCGGGTGCGCTTGCCTTAATTAAATAATTTCCAGCTGCCAGAGTAAATTGATTGCTAGATATAGAAACGATGCCATCAGCATCTGAAATTTCTGTATTTAGATCACGAGTTCTCCAGGCCCCGCTAGTAAAAGTTCCACCGCTAGTCCCTTGTGATTTTTGATCGCAAATCACTGCATAGCTGACAAATGTTTTAGTGCCCAGCTCTGCCGCAGTAATACTGTCATCAGGTAAGCCACCAGCCGAGACGCCAGTAATTGTTCCTGAACCGTTGATCGTGATTGCCATAATTAGGAGATGACGAGGCGGGTATTAGCGGGAATCGTCAACGACACCCCTGTGTTCACTGTAATTGGCCCCACAGCATGAAAGCCACGGCTTGCAGTCAGTGTAGTGTCGCTCGAAACGATGAGCTTGTTTTCATAAAATACCTCATCAAAAGACGCACCACCAAGGCTGCCCCAAGCCCCACCGGCATAGCCTTCAAATCCTGCGGCGTCGCTGTTATATCGAATGTCTCCATTAGTAGGCGACCCAGGCCGCTGGGCTACCGTTCCAACCGGCAGTTGCAGTGCCGTTGTGGTATTCAGAACCACGTCACCCGTGAAGGTCGCCCCAGCCAGCAGAGCTGAACCGAAATTTGTCAGGCTGTAATCGCCAACCGTGATCCAAGCGTTATTGGCTGCATTCCGAATCTTAAGCAGCGTTGCATTCGTGTCAGCCCACCACTGGTACGCATAAGTCGTACTGGGTTCAGTTGAAGAGCTGTTGTTGCTGACAATTGCTGCCAGCGCATTATTCAAATCACTACGAACCGCACTGCCCGTGGCATTTGCAATCACATAGTCGTGGGTTGCCACAAACTTAGGTCAACTGTTTCGATTTTAGTCTAACTTGCCAAACCCCACCGCGCTGTAGTTGAAGTTTCGGTCAACACCACTATTAGACGAATTGAAGAACGCCACGCTGAATCCAGTAGCGGAAACACTTGACAGCGTGAAATAGTCACCGCTTTGCATGTTTTGGGCCGTAATCCCTACCGCTGGCAGCTTGGTGTTGCTGCCCAGGATGCTTGACGTTCCAACAAAAAATGGATTGGTAAACGTCACTGCCTTGGTTCCTGTCCCGCTAGCGATAACGGCTTGGCTTTGCTCAGTGCGTCGATCCAGTTGAGCGACATAGCCCAGTTCATCAACCAAGATGTTTTGAGACGTGTTGTTCGACTCAAGCTCGGCTTTAAATTGAAAACCACGGCCCTTAAAACTACCGTTGGCAAATTCGCTCCAAATGCCCCAAGTGGGGGAGCCTGTCGGGTCGTCGTTTGTCTTTCGCACGTAAAGCTTGGCATTGACTTGATCAACCTCATCCCCGTCAAACTCATCCCATGAATCGATATTTGCTGTTCGAGAATCGATCAGGTCGTCGGGGTAAATGCCACGTGTAATAAAACGCCTAGTCAGCTCAAGAGCGAACACACCCTCTAGATCAAGCGTATTTGCAAACTGATACTCAGCATTGGTCAACACGTTGCCGCTGCCGTCCGAATTAATGATCAGTGCGTCATAAGTTGCGTTGTAAGCGCAATCAGTCTTGGTTCCTCCAAACGGTGGTGAATCCTGATCTTCTCGCCGCGCCTCTAGCACCAGTTTCCCTTGCGGATCAGGCAGATCGATAATGACGCTTGTTGCTGCTGAACTTTGACGCCCGCCGTCATCCGCGAACTTAACCAGAACCTCACCCTCAACCAGTGGGATCTTTGCACTAGTCGAATTACCAGCAACGGCCTTGATCAGGTCAACAGAATTAGACCAGGTCCCAGAACCATCAGTCTTGCTCGAATGCTTGATATGAACGGTGCCGCCGTGTCTAACGTCAACATCAACAGTTTCAGCCCAACGCAAAGTGCCTTCTTTGTCGCTGGTGGCCTCAAACGTTAGCTCTTGCACATTGGCTGGAACAGCAGTCTTTCCGACAGCCGTGAAGCTCAATGAGGCGAAATCGTTTGATTGCTGTCCCAATGAGCCAATATCAAAAATCTGAATTGCATAAGTTGCGGCTCTTGCATCCAAGATCTCGTAATCAGTTGAAGTGACGACAGTGTCAACAAAGTTGTCGTTATCCGCTCGATAGCGAACTTTGTATTGGGGCGCTCCCTTAACAGCTGACCAAGAAACAATAATCTTGACCTTTGCTTGGTCGTTGTTGACGTAAAACTTTTCAACCGCTTGCGCGTTAAGCGGTGGCTCAGGGATTGGACTAAGCGTTGTAATTGATCGATCTGAAAGCGTTTCCCCGCGCTCAATATGTGCGTACTTGCTTGCGTTGTACTTCAGACCCGTAATTGCATATACGTTGCCTTCGCTTTCAGCAACTGACAACACCCGGTATTGCTGCGTTTCGACCGCATCAGTTTGAATAATCCAAACACTGTTGACGTTTGGTGCTGTCGTCCAATCCCCATTGACAGTAATCACAGCACCATCGCGTGAACTTATTGTCTTGGCCTCTAGCGTTCCATCCGGCAGCATTACGCTGATTGTTCCGTTATCGCTGGGCAGCCCTGTCTCGTCGTCAACCGTGACTGTATTGGTCCCAGATGCGGCAATCCTTCCGCCGTAGCGAACACCAGCCCTAACAGGATCTTGAACATCAATCACCGCCCCAGGGCGCACCAAAACACCTGCATCAATAGACGCGGCAAAGCTGATCACCTCAGTTTCGTTTTGTTCAGAAAATAGAATCCACGAACCAAGCCGGTGAGCCTGGCCGCGTGACGTACAAGCAAACGCCTTTACCTGCGTTGCCACCCAGCCATATTTAGCAATGGCATCACGGTCTTCAACTAGCTCGTAATTTTGCTCTCTTGTCTCAAGATCTAAATAGCTAACGATTGCAACCGTGTGGCGTGTCTTTACGTCAGACCCTGCGTAGCTAAAGCCATTTTCTGTTACGTTGGCGCGGTTAAATAGATACGTTGAATCAGTTGGTCGATCCTGCGAAATCGTTAACGATCCAACTGACCAGAACGGCTGCGAGCGCATAACGCTGCATAGATCGTTCACTAATTTATAGGCTTCATATTGATTTTGGATCAGGACGTTACAAGAGAAACGCGCTTCTTGTCCGCCTTCCCCGTCATCAACCAGCTCGTTTGCGTGTGCACTAGCGGCAAGAAATGCAAACTTGTCTAGCTGTGCTTCCGCAACGTGATCACCAAATCCATATCGCTTGTTGATCAAGAGGTCATACAAAATCCAAGCAGGGCAGGTTGTCCATTGCGCCGCTCCAAATGTCCCGGTCCAAACCCCGCTATAAGTCAGCCTGCCTGTTTCACCGTCAACAGTTGCATTATTTGGGATCTTGATTTTAATTCCACGGATTCGATAGGACCGAGGAGGAATGTTGGAAAACTGTTCAGCAGAAAAACGGACAGCAGATAACGCGCTGTTTGGATAGCGTAGTTTTTTGCGAATAATTTCTGAATACGAGGACCAGAAAGAAGAGCGCACGTTTTGGTCTGTGCTGTCTGCGGTTGTTCTGACAACGCGAATATCAACAGGAAAATCTCCGTCTAAATCAATTAAATAATCACGTTCGTATTTATCTGCTGTTCGTCCAGAAATGGTGCGGTCTCCGCCAATCGTTGTAAAGCCACCACCGTTGTATTGAACTTGAAGTTGATGGTTTACGCTGCTGCCAAGAATATCGCCTTGATCATTACTGCTTTCAAGTCGTGGAACTGAGATCGTAAAGCGTACAGAATCAACGTTTGTATTAGTAATTTGCCGAGTTACTGTATTTGTGTCTTCAAGGTCAACATTAACGCTAACAATGTTTTCCGCA